GCGAGTTCCCAGCAAAGGGGATGCACACAGACCACATCAACCAAGTCAAAGACGACAACCGCTGGGAAAACCTGCGCGTTGTTAGCCACGCGACAAACATGCGCAACCGTAAGTGCTTCAGCGGCGTGCATCGCAACAGCCGTGGTAAGTGGACGGTAGCCACAAGCATGACGTTTAAAGACGAAGACGAGGCAAAGGCCTACCGCGAGTATATCGAGCAAGCCCGCGCTGCGTGGGAAGATGAGGCACCGTGCGCTGCACGCGCCAAGATGAAGGCAGTTGACTGATGGAAATGAACACAACCACCCCGAAGAAGGACGTCCGCAAACGCTTCGTCACCCTCGAAGAGTACCGCAGCAGCTGGCGTTCTCATTGGGCGGAAATTTCAGACTATGTTTTGCCACGCCGCGGCAGGTATCTGCAAGAGAACCAGTCGAGCAAGGGCCGCAAGCGGTCCAACAAGATCATCGACAACACAGCAGGACAAGCCCTGCGCACGTTGTCCGCTGGTATGGTGTCTGGCCTAACCAGCCCGAGCCGTCCTTGGTTCCGACTGCAGACGCAGGACGCCTACTTGATGGATCAGGAGGGCGTGAAGGATTGGCTCGGCACAGTCGAGATGCGGATGCGCTCGATCCTGTCAGGCAGCAACTTCTACAACACAGCAGCGACGCAATACACTGAGCTGGGAGCCTTCGGCACAGCCGTGTCCATGCGCGTGCCTCACCCAACGCGCACCATCCACTTCAGATCACTGACGGCAGGCGAGTATGTCATCGCTGAGAACTGGCTGGGCGACGTCGACACAGTCGGCCGCAAGTTCATGATGACGGCAAGCCAGATCGTCGAGCAGTTCCTGACGCAGCGCAACGGTGACGTCGACTGGTCACGCGCGAGTAACGCCTTGAAGAACGCATGGAACCGTGGATCGTTCGACACGCCGATCGAGGTGGTTCACATGGTGCAGCCACGCCGTGATCAGGACCGCGACATGCGGCGCCTTGACGGCAAAAACAAGAAATACGCCGACATCTACTTCGAGGTGGGCGCCGACACTGACACCGTCCTGCGAGAAGAGGGGTACGACAGTTTCCCCTACTACGTGCCGCGGTGGGACGTGACCTACGGCGACGTTTACGGTTTCAGCCCAGCGATGGAGCAGCTCGGCGACATCAAGCAGCTTCAGCACGAGCAGAAGCGCAAGGCTCAGGCGATCGACAAGATGGTGAACCCGCCAATGGTCGCGAGCACCAACCTCAAAGGCAAGGTGTCCAGCGTGATGCCTGCCGGCGTGACATACGTCGACCCGATCAACGGCGGCGCAGGTTTTCAGCCAGCGTACCAAGTTCAGCCACGCATCCAAGAGATGCTGATCGACATCCAAGAGGTGCAGGGCCGCATCCAACGCGGCTTCTACGCAGATCTGTTTGCCATGATGCTCAGCTCCGATCGCCGCCAGATCACGGCGACAGAGGTGGCAGAACGCCACGAGGAGAAGTTGGTCCTGCTTGGTCCGGTGCTTCAGCGCGTCAACACAGAATACCTCGACCCAATGATCGACGACCTGTTCAACATGGCCCTCAAGTCTGGCACATTGCCGCCACCTCCAGAGGCGCTGCAAGGTGCAGAGATCAAAGTCAAATACGTCAGCCTTTTGGCGCAGGCGCAGGAGGCAGTCGCAGCGTCGAGCATCGAGCGCACCGTCTCATTCGCGGGCAACATGGCCGCCGTCGCACCAGACATCTTGGACAACATCAACACCGACGAGGCGTTGCGCCAGTACAGCGACATCTTGGGCAACGGACCTGAATTGATCCGCGAACCGGCGGTGGTCGCACAGATCAGAGCCGAGCGCCTGAAGGCACAGCAGCAGGCACAGCAGCAAGAAGAAGCTGCAGCGATGGCGCAGACGGCACAGGGCGGCGCGCAAGCAGCAAAGCTACTTTCAGAGACAGATAGCCAAGGTCAGAACGCACTGACCGCATTGATGGGAGGTGGCGGCTAATGGCTGACTATGACCCATCAGATCCAGAGCAGATCAAAGCAGCACAGAAGGCTGAAGACGACGCTGCGAAGGACATCGACTACATCCTGAAAGAGCCACGCGGTCGCCGCTGGCTCTACCAACAAATTTTCGGAGCGGCGCACGTTCACCGCGGCAGCCACGTGCCAGCGTCCTCCGACGATACCGCCTTCAACGAAGGCGCACGCAGCGTCGGCCTCGTCCTGATGGAAAGCATCAGGGTGCGAGCACCGGCTAAATTCATGTTAATGCTGGAGGAGAACCACTTTGACGACTGAGAACGAAGACCTGATCACAGGCGCAGTAGAAGACAGCACACCTGCCGTCGCACCAGAAACGTCCGATACGGACCTACTTGACATCAAGCCCAAAGATGGGGCAGTGTCCACAACAGACGGTGATGTGCTGGCGGGTGCCGACAAAGCCGACGATGAAGGGGTGCCAGAGTACACCTTCGCTCTTGCCGAAGGTGTCGAAGAAGGCACGATCGACATGGAGAAAATCGAGGCCTTTAAGGAAAGGGCTGCTGAATACGGTCTTTCGCAAGACCAGTTCCAGAGCTTAGTCCAATATGATCTCGAGCGTTCGCAGGCAGCTAACACACAGGCTGTCGATGAATGGAATGGACGGGTTTCTGAGTGGCGTGAAGCTGCTAGAGCTGACACCGAAGTAGGTGGTGAAAAGTTTCAAGGCGCACTGAAGCAGGCTACGGCCCTCGTTTCAGAATACGGCGACAAGGACATGATCAACCTTCTGAAGTCCCCCAGCGAAGACAACCCCGACGGTCTGGCAATCGGCAATCACCCAGCTTTCCTACGAATGATGAACCGCATCTCTAAGGTGATGATGGACCCAGTTCCCGTTGACGGTGACGCAGTGCCAGACGACGCACGAGCCAGCCTCCAGCGCATCTACCCAACGATGTTTAAAGACAGCGCATAATCAAGGAGAGCCAACATGGCCGTGCTTAGTGTCAAGAACCCAACCCTCGCCGATCTAGCGAAGGTTACGGACCCCAACGGATCGATCGCAGACGTGATCGAAATCCTAAACGAAACAAACGAAATCCTCATGGATATGACGTGGCTGGAAGGCAACTTGACGAGCGGTCACCGTTCCTCGATCCGCTCCGGTCTGCCATCTCCAACGTGGCGCAAGCTCTACGGTGGCGTACAGCCAACCAAAGCACGCGCCGTACAGGTCACAGATACATGTGGCATGTTGGAAGATTACGCAGAAGTCGACGCCGCCCTCGTGGGTATGGCCGCTGACCCTGCAGGTTTCCGCCTGCAAGAAGACCGCCCTCACATCGAAGGCATGAACCAAGAGATCAGCGACACGCTGTTCTACGGCGACGAGACAACTGCACCAGAAGAGTTCACTGGTCTGTCAGCTCGTTACGACGATTTGGCTGCTGCAAACGCAGACAACATCGTGGATGCTGGAGGCACTCAGGCGGATAATGGGAGTGTATGGCTGATCTGCTGGTCACCGAATACTGTCCACGGCATCGTGCCAAAAGGTTCCAAAGCTGGCGTTCAGCAGCGTGACCTTGGCGAAGTGACCATCGAAGACGCAGACGGCAACAACGGCCGCATGCAAGCGTTCCGTACGCACTACCGTTGGGACGCTGGCCTTTGCCTGCGTGACTGGCGTTATGTCGTTCGCATCGCGAACATCGACCGGTCGCTGTTGACTAACGACGTCAGCACTGGTGCAGATCTTAACGATCTCATGCACCAAGCTCTGAGCGAACTGCCAAACGCAGCCTTCGGTCGTACGGTCTGGTACATGGACAAGCAGATGCTTGGCTTCTTGCGTCGCCAGACAGCCAACGCAGTCTCCAACGCTACGCTGACCACAGACATGGTCGGTGGCACAATGCAAACCTCATGGGGCGGCTACCCAATTCGCCGCTGCGATGCTCTGTCAGTTGACGAAGCACGCGTAACCTAACCTGAAAACGAAAGGAGTTTTCTTATGATCGTAGATAGTCTTTTAGAGATGGCCTCCGCTCAAAGCGTGGCAGCAACTGCTGGCACCGCTCTGATCGGTGACGTCATCGACCTCGGTGCTACGCCGCAGGATCACGGCGTGGGTGAGACCATGTACCTCGTCATCCGTCCAACAACTGAAATCATCACA